GGACGCGGCTCGATATGGCGGGCCGCTTGCCTGAGATTATTAGGGTGGGCGTAGCCGCGATCAGACAGTGCATTGAGTCGGGTTTGAGTCGTCACAAAACCGTCGAAATTATCAACGCCGTTGGGAATCACGACGAAGTAACGTCCATGGCCTTATCGGTCATGCTCGCCAATATCTATGAGAACGAGAGCCGGGTTATCGTCCACGCGGCACCGACTTGGAGGCACTACCTGCGTCATGGGAAGGTACTTCTGGGTGTGACGCATGGCGACAAGACCAAGGATTCAGCGCTGCCAGGCATAATGGCTACGGAGCGGCCTCAATGGTGGGGAGAGACGACCAGCCGCTACTTCTATCGCGGCCATCAGCACCACGATTCCAAGGAAGAGTTTGCTGGCTGCATTGTTGAGCAGTTCCGCACCCTTGCCCCCGGCGACGCCTGGACCGTGAGCCATGGATTCCTCAGCGGACAGGATATGAAGCTGATCGTCCACCACGCTGAATGGGGGGAAGTGGCGCGTTCGACATGCTCCGTTCAGATGCTACGAGATTTGAGGCTAGTCAAAGAATAGGCCCGGCAAATTAGGCTGGACCCTAACCCCCGAAATGCTTTCACAGGAGAAGCGCATATGTTTACCAAAATAGACAAGGCCATCGTGGCGCTGATTATGTCGGCGCTATATCTGCTTAACAGCTTCGGCGGCATCGACCTGGGCGTTGAGGAATCCACGGTTTCTGGCGTCATCGCGGTACTCGCGCCGGTCCTGACTTACTTTGTGCCGAACCGAGTCTGATGTGGCTCAAAGCTGGGTGGGCCATATTGAGCGTCCTCGATTTCCTCAGTGGGCAGATCGAGCGATGGCAGATCAGACAAGGCGCCCGGACGGAAGTCGAGCGCGACGAACTCAAGGCACTGGCTGATGCGATTCGCAAAGATGGCCGGCTGGCGGCTCGCATTCGTAGTGACCCTGCTTTCCTTGGCAGGGTGCGGCGTCACTACCGTCGTCCATGACTACTGCCTGCGGGACGGGCTGATCCTCGACGTGCCGATCACCGACGAGATAGCGGCCCATAACGCTCGGTACGACTGCGGCTGTTCGGAAGACCCGCCCGAGTGGTGTGAGGAGTGACGGCTGAACAAATCCGAGCCAGCCGCGATGCTTTTTGGGTCGCCGCCGATGCACTGGTGGCTGCGGCTCGGGTCATGTACCCCGGCGCCACCAATGAGGCGATACAGTCGGCCTGCCAATGCGCGATAACCTTGGCGAACGGGGCGACGACAATCACGCCTCCGAAGTGAAGCCAAGGCGGTGCTGGTGGCGTCGCGAACATACCCCGCAAAAAAAATGCCCCCTGGTTCATTTGAACCAAAGGGCGCTGTTTTACATTTGACTAAGTTATTGTTTTTATTGGTGGGCGCGGCTGGGATTGAACCAGCGACCCCCGCCGTGTGAAGACAGTGGACATGGGAAATAATGGCTGTTTTCTGCCAATATCCCTAGCGTTGCATCACCATAAAACCATGAACGGCACAAGAACACCACGCCATCATGGTTCATTTGGTCAAAAGGGAACTGTCCCTAAGCATGTAACGGATACAGCGGATAACCGGGCCGGGTATTTGCAGGCCCGTCTCCCACCGCCTGATGGTGCGCGGGTTGACCTGATGCCCGTTGGGATTATCTGGGTCTGACAGCGCCGCCGCCATGCCCCTAGCGGATAGGCCGAGGGCATGACGGGCGGACTTGAGTTCGGCGGGGGTCATGCGGCGGCGCGGCGAGTTTTCCAGCCGCGCTTTGCGGTGCGACTGCGTTTTTTGATTTGTTTCACGGTTGCGGCTAGGTCTTTGCGAAAGGCGATATGCCCAACCGCGCTGTAGTAGGCTTGTGTCGCCGTCCGAAAGAATTGCTCATCTACATGGATACGGCCCGGCCCAACTGAATACTCGCCGTTGGTGCTGCGAGCTTGGCGGTAAAAGTGCAATATGTCGTTGTGCATATCCTGATACTCCAAAGGTTTCACCCCGAAAGCCCGACGCTCTGAGGTGAGCAGTCGGGCTGTTGGAGAAGGGGGAGGGGTTAGGGTTTTGGCAATTTGCCAGTAGCCCCAGACCACGCCATCAGAAAAATGGAGATCGCCATCAAATCTTCTCCATGGGCGCATAAGCAATCATCCCGCCGCGCTCAACTTGTTTGATAATCCCCTGTGAAATGGCGTATGCGTAGGCTATCTCCCTTATCGGCTTCCGGGCCTGGACGAGTGATGCGATCTCGCGGTCAATCGAATGGTCAAACCCCTGGCGGGGGTGAAGCACAACCGAAATCACCTCGGCCATAACGTGTGCTGCGGTGATATCATGCTCAGAGACGCCCCCACGCGCTATTCCGTATTCAGCGCGACTGAGAAATAGCTTGATTAAGTCTGAATAAGTCATCTTGATTCTCCTATGTGAGCGGGCAATATCGCCCTCTACGCCCTCAAGCCCGACGCGCTGGGGTGCGCTGCCGGGCTGTTGGAGAAGGGGGAGGGGTCAGTCGAGGCCGATCTCGTCGTAGTTAGGCCAGTAGTTCTCGACGGGATGCTCGACGACCAAGGCTTCAACCACGAATTTGATGTTGGGGTAAAATTCGTTCATGCGAGTGCAGTGTGCCCCGGCCTCGGTGTGCGTCATATCGCAGATGTCGCGGACGCCAGAGTGCAGATTGCGTACAGTGTACAAAGTCATAATCAACCTCATTAATTGGTTCCTCTACGCCCTCAAGCCCGACGCACCTAAGTGCTGCCGGGCTGTTGAGGGAGTGGTTGGGGGTTAGGCGGCGAACGTCACGCAAAACAGGGGCGCGGCACCGCCACCAATAACCAAACCGCCTTGACAAGCCGCTATCTCGGCATTCGTGACGGTTCGCGCAGCGGCGATCACTTCGTCATAGTTGGCAGCGACAAATTCGCGCCATTCGTCCATGTCTTGAATGGTAATGTCTTGCATGGCTAAACCTCATATGTGAGCGGGCAATATCGCCCTTGGTCGTATTATACATATAGGGCGCACCGCCCGCATTACAACCCGTCAGGTGAGATAAATCTACTCCAAAGCCTTCGCCGCTGCGCTGAGATACGATGCCCCATATTTGGCGTAAATCCGCTCGGTGATACGGCTGTCCGCATGGCCGAGATATTGAGCGATTACGCTCATCTGAACGTCTGCCTCTGCCATCCATACAGCCGCTGTATGACGCAGGACATGCGGTGAGGCTGTTATGCCAGCCAGGACGCAAGCCGCCTTAAAAGCCCGCTTGATGCTCCCCACGCGCCTCCCGGCGTACTCAATCACATACTCGCATGTCGCCACTGTCTCGGCAGCCTCTAGTGCTGCTCTAGCTGGCCCGGTGATTGGTACTGTAGCGCGGCCCTTCCCCCTGCCCTCACCCAGATGAATCCGGTTGCGCGTGAAATCCACCCGATCCCAGGTCAGCCCAAATAATGCTTGAGATCGTCCTGCGGTCGCCAGGGCTAGGATGATGAACAATCTCAAATGTGGCGGTTTTGCGGCGGCGAGCAGTCTCTTATACTCGTCGCGGGATAATGAGCGGTCACGCGGTGGTGTGCCGGGTAGCATTTCTATGACGGCAGGGTGGCGCGGATCGTTCCAGCGCAGCGCAGCGCGCAGGGTTGATAGCTCCTTGTTGACTGTCCCTGGCGCTCTACCCTGCTTGAGCCGGTGCTTATGGTAGGCCCTGCATTTGTCCCGCGTGATCTGCTGTGGTGCTAGGTGGGCAAAGTGCCTCTCCAGCGCCTTCCATGCGTCGTGCGCGCGGTCTGGACGTGCCGCTCTATGGTCAAGGTCTGTGAGGTAGCGCTCAACTATTTCACCCACTAATGCGGCGGGCGCTGGGGCTGTAAGGTCTTCTAGTCTGCGAAGCGCAACAGCACGGTCTGCTGTTCTGAGCGACCGGCGACGGGTGCGTCCGTCCCGCGTCTCGACGGCGTACCACGCCCCCCGATACAATTTAATTCGCACCGCTCCACCTCCGCCTGAGATATTCTCAACATACCGCCGAGATCAATGCAAGCGAGATGACCTGATTTTATCATGTTGCGGATTTTCTGCGGGCTGCATGACCAGCGGGCGGCGAGCTTGGCTGTTGAGTATGCGGTCATGCGGCTTGCGGTGGCATGTACAGGCCTTCCTCCGCGCTGAGTTGATACAGCCGCTCAATGAACTCGGACATTTCCCCGATCTTCAATTTACTGGTGGAGTAGCGGCGGTGAATCTGCCCGCGAAATTCAACGACAGTCGGCGCCAAGAACATTTCGGTGGTGATGGTGTACATTTCGTCTTTGCTGTGCGCCGTGTGGTCGGCGAGCAAAGTGAGCAACTGCCACATGAGGGCGTTCTGCTCGACTGAACGGTTGAGCTTGTAGGGCTTGGCAACGACTTCCCATATTTCGTCATCGGGGAGTTGCTTGAGCCCGTTGACGCAGTTTTCCAACACGTCGGGAGTGCGTAGAATCCAGCGTTTGGTGTCGATCATGCCACTTTCCTTTCGACCGCCGAGGCGTTGCGAATTTCAATAACCGGACTTCGGCTGGCAAACCAACGGGCCATGGTGTCCATGAGCGCCACGGCGAATGTCGGCTGGTGAGCATCGAACTCGCGGTGATGGTCAGGGCAGAGGGGCACGGTATGGTGGTCGCCCGGCTTGAGTCCCATGCCGCCTTTCATGCCCGCCCGGATGTGAGCGCACTGCGAGAGAGCCTGGTTCGGGTCAAAATGCGGCTCGGGAATGATGGCGGTGATGAGGTCCCGGTTGTCAACGGCATATTCCAAGGCACAGACCACGCAGCCCCACGACGCGACGAAACGGCGGTGGACTTTGAGGTCAAGGCGCGGGGTTTTGAAGTTGGCGGGCATGGCTAGAACGGAATTTCTGCGTCCACATCATCTAGGGGCGCGTTGTGGTCTGCCGTGCTTTGGCCGCCGTCGCTCCGACTGTCCAGCATGGTGAGAACACCGTTGAACCGCTTTAGCACGACCTCGGTGGAATATTTCTCGACGCCCTGCTGGTCAGTCCACTTCCGGGTCTGAAGCTGGCCTTCGATATAAATTTTCGAGCCCTTGCTTAGATACTTCTGAGCAACGTCACAGAGCCGCTCATCGAAGATCACCACCCGGTGCCACTCAGTCTTTTCCCGCTGTTCGCCGCTACTCTTGTCCTTCCACCGCTCACTGGTGGCGAGGCTAAGGTTGACCACCGGATCGCCGCTCGACATGGAACGGACCTCGGGGTCGCGGCCCAAGTTGCCTACTAAAATGACCTTGTTAACCGAACTCATGCCGCTTTCTCCTCGAACGTCGCGCGCTTCGCCGTGAACAGCGCCCCGAGCGAGGCGTGGTCGTCGGGGTGTTCCTCGGCGTACGTTTCAAAGGCCGGTTTGTTGTCGGCGTAGAGCGCCTTGACGTTGCTGTTGGCTTCGCACTTGTTCAGCAGGGCTTCAATACCATCGCGCCACGTCGGCCAGCCGCCGGCGTCTGGCGCGGGAACTGAAATGTGCAAGGACTCGGTTGTCTTAATTTTCGTGGCGCCGCGCTTGGCTTGCACGGTCTTCCCAGTAGGCCTATCGTTCGTCACCGCTGCGTTGCCGTCGTCGTCCTCGGGCGCTATCCCTGCCGCCGACATGAGGCCGTAGCGGCGGGCGTAGGTTGTCGCGCTACCCAGGCCCTGCATGTTGGCCTTGTCTAGGATGAGAGGAAAGCCGCCGTCCTCGATCCACTGGCCCGATGAGTGCATGACTCGCGTGACCAAGCAGAGATCGCCGTTGGTGCCGCGCGGACCCTGATGGACACTCAACCCGTTCTTCGCAAAGGGCTCGCGCATGGCGGCAATGACGTTGCCAAGGTCGGCGTACCGCGACTTGAAGTGCGGGTTGGTGCTGTCCTTGGCCGCACCCTCGACTTCGCCTTGCGCCTTCGACAGCGCGGCGGCGAGCTTGTCTATCTCTGGTGATTGCATGTCTTTTCCTTGCGGATTGTGATTGCGCCCGACTTGGATTTTCGGGCAATGATTCCATGGCCGTGAGCCATCTTTACGTCTGCATCGATTAGTTTCTTGATACCATTTGTGGCTGCGTCGAAGGTTCTTTTGCCTTCTTCATGGTCAACCCAGGCCCAGGCATTCATGGCCCATTCGTTGTTGCCCTGCATATCAACTTCGCGCATGTCGTCCAGGGCGATATTGACGACCTCGGCTTCGGGGTTCTCGGGCGGTGTGTCCTCGATGACGTGCTGCCAGAACGCAGATTCACGCTCAATTAGAGTGTCGATGTAGTCTTGATCGCGGGCGACCTCAAAATAGGCCCAGCGGGCATTGCCGAACAGTGCCGATAGATAGACTACGTTTTTTCCGGTGATCGCTAATTGGTGCTGAAGTTGCGGGTAGTAGTTTGCAATGAGCCGCTCGTCGCTGGTGTTTTGGTTGGTGTGCTTGCACTCGACCGGGTTGCCGTTGGCCCACCCGTCAACCTCGCAACGCATAAACCCACAGGTATGGCGCTGCTCGCGGCTGTCCGTGCTGACTTCCCACCCGGTCTGCTTCTCAAACCAGTACAGGTTGAGTGGCTCGGTGAACGACCCCATTTGCACCGGCAAAATATTGGACAAGTCGTCGCCCTCGGCGCGGCCCGTCTTCTCCAGCCAAAGAGCATGCCATTCGCCGGCCATGATACGTTTGGCGTCGGAGCCGCCGATTCCAGTCAGCCGGTTGGCGTGCCACTCTTCGCTGTGGCCGAGGCTCAGTTTCATGTCTCTAACTCCCTCATGCCCCGCGCCAAATTCATGACACCTGCCGCACACTTCCAATCGAGCCCGGGTACAATGTAGGGCTTGCGCCGAAATAGCCGCTTCAGCAGGGCGATCATGGCAGCGGCCTCAAGTGGCCGGCCAGTGCGATCTCGCCCAACTCGACGAAACGCGTGCCGCACTCAAACCGAACGTCAAACCTGACTGGTGAGAGGCGGCGGACAATGTCGCCATAGCCGTGTTGTCTATGGCGAACTCGCTCACCAGCCGCATAAGCGTCGCGGCGCTCGCTGGCTGTCATTGCATCACTCATAGCGCGCTCCTCAGTGGTCGCCATGGCCTGCCGTTGTGCAGTTCGATGTCGTCCTGTAGTGACTCAAGGTCTGGCCTAATTTCCAGTTGGGCGTCCTCAAGCGCGCCCTTTGTGAGGCGGTAAGTCGCGCTATGCTCTGAGTATGTCTTGGCGTACACCCGGCAACTATTGATGGCCGTGTCGATCTGGCCTAGCACCAGGCGCAGCGCATCGGCTTGGGCCTCAGCCTCGGCCAGTGTGGCGGCGTTGTAAATTTTCATATCCTGTCTCCATCGAGCAGCCGCTCTTCGCCGGGGCGGATGCGATTGTGCGCCAGCTTCTCGGCACGCGTAGTAGACAGCTTGCGGATCGCGGCCAGGGACCAGCCTAAGTTGTGGAGGCGATGGATAGTCCAGGCGTCGGCGGCCTTGCGGGCCTTCCGGCGCTTGGCGGCCTTCGTGGTGGGCATGGTGATGCCCTGGTCGCGGGGCCGACGCACCGTGGCCGCGCAGTCGGGGTGGTCACGGCGTAGGAAGGTTGGAATGTCCAAGACGTCCTGGGGGGTGCTCATATTACTTGCTCCCCAGCAGAGCCGCACTAGCTTCGGCGACCCAGACGTCAGGTTCTTCCCAGTTCTTTTGCAGGGTGGTTGTGGTGGTGATGTAGAAGTCGTCTTCGACGGTTGAGCGAATGACACTCTCCAGGCTCTCGCGCTCCAGCAGCAGGTCCACCGGGGAATAGTTCTGTTGATCGCGGAGGATGAAGGCTTCCAGCCGAGCGATCCGCGCCTCAAGGGCGTCAATGTTCTCGTCGTAGGTGATCATCGTTTTGTCTCCTCGAACTTCCCAGGTCGCCCCGGCGCCAGGCTAGAGGCGCCGAGGCGGAACGCTTGATAAGCCTGAGAACCTTTTTTTGTGCCGCGCCTGTTTTGCCGCGACCCCGGTCGGCGCTGGCGGGGTCCGTCGATGTGACGGTGAGGCAATGTTACATATCAACGACCCGTTGTCAATTATATATGTTGCATTCGATTTGCGGCGGGCGTATATGGAGGCATGAACTTAGCAGAGTACCTCTCACACAGCGGGATTTCCCGCTACGATTTCGCGGCGGAAATTGGTGTCCGCACCCAGTCCATCAGCCTTTGGATACGCGGCGAGCGGTGGCCCACAGGCCCTGTAATGAGGCGGATTCGGAGCGCCAGTCACAACCAAGTGTCGTCTGACGATATGCTGGACATCCATACGCCATGAAAATTTGCCCAGCCTGCCACGGCAACGGCTTTGTCCGCGAGGCTGTCTCTCACATGCACTGGGTCATGTTTGGCGATGAGGCTGTTCAAGAATGCCGTGAGTGCGGCGGACACGGCGCGGTTGAGGTCGAGCCGGAAGGTGAGGCGGGGTGATGGGACAGGCACCGGCAGTTCAACCCCAACAGGAAATTATCTCGCCGAAGGTCAGCGGGTGGGCCGACAAGATAGCAGCCGTGTTTATTGGCGGCGTTATGTCGTTCATTCAAACGGGAAATGAACTTATCGCGGCGAAGGCCGACTGCGACCACGGTGAGTGGAAACAACTGGTGGGGCGATATGGCTACAAGGGGCTTCTGCCGTTTAAGGAGACTCAAGCCCGCTACCTAATACATATTGCGAGCGATCCGAGAATAGCGCGGCATGCCGCGCTTTTGCCGCCCGACTCAACGTCACTTTACAAACTCACCCGCCTCTCTATTCCGCGCTTTGACGAACTCCTTGAGGGCGGCGTCATCAACCCGTCCATGAAGCGCAACGAGGCATCGGCGGAAACCCGCAAGGAGAAGAAAGAAGAGGACGAGCGACGTATTCTTTCTCTCACGCCCGTCATCGGCAAGCACAAGACGCTGATCATCGATCCGCCGTGGGACTACGAATGGCTGTCGCTCGCCGGACGGGCAGCTCCTGGCTACGCCACCATGGGCCACGAGGAATTGCTGGGCCTCGACGTAGAGGCGTGGGCGGACGACAACTGCCACCTATATCTGTGGACGACCAACAACTTCATAACCCGCGCCGTTGAATTGATGGCTCGCTGGGGGTTTCAGCACAAGACAGTGCTGACCTGGGTAAAGCCGCGATGGGGTCTCGGTTCATACTTCCGCAATTCGACCGAACAGGTCTTGTTTGGTGTGCGGGGGGAACTGCGAACGCGCGCCGACAACATCGCCACTCACTTTGAAGCGCCGACGACCGAGCACAGCGTAAAACCCGACATCTTCTATGACATCGTTCGGCGCGCATCATACCCGCCTTATGGCGAAATTTTCCAACGCGAGGCCCGTCCCGACTTTGCCAACCTGTTCAAACAAGAGGACGCGGCATGAGCCGTTTTCATATAGATGACGCCGCCCAAAAAGCTGTGCGCAACGTCGTGCTCGGACCCGGCCTCTATGGGCCGTTCACTATGGAGGGCCGGTACGTCTACATCGACAAAGGCAACCTCGCGACCGTGCTGCAAAAGCGGTTCGCGGTGGACACGGTTTTGCAGGGGCGGGGAGGCGAGTGCTGGTTCGCAGAAGAAAAGATCGTGCGTTTCCCCGGCTACGAATATGACGCCATCACCCTCGAAACGAAAAGCTGCACCGTGGCGGGCCACGAAAGCGACGGCTGGATGGTGTACGGCCAAGCCGACTGGCTCGTTTATGCGATGTGCCAGGGGGATGGCAACGTCAAATGCTACATCATCAATTTCCCCCGCCTGAAAGAAAAGTTTTGGGCGGCCATCGACTCGGAAAACTGGCACGAGACGATCAGCAAACAGCACAACCGAACAGCTTGCCGGGTGGTGCCGCTTTCTTGGATTGAAAAGAACGTAGGTATTCACCCTCGTTTGGTTCACGCGACACCCGAAGGCGCAGAGATTGTGAAGGCATACAACGCCGGTCACTACAAGGCAGCAGCATGAACAACGGCGCTGACACACCTCTGCTACAGCGCCGGTCGGGCGCCCCCGCGCCCGGCACCTATTCCGCGCCGCCTGCCTCCCTTGGTGGCGCGATGAGGGCGTCCGCTAGAACGTCCTGGGCCAGCTTGGTCCGAACTCCCCAAACTTCGCCGGGTGGCACAGTTCGCCGCTCGGCGTTTTTTGCGGGGTGGTGAGATGACAGAGTTCCGCCTGCACGTTGCTTGCAAGCAGTTCCTCGACATGGCGTTGCCTGTCAACGCTGTTTATTTCCACACCCCGAACGCGCCTCGGAGCAAAGTCACCGGCGCCCGGCTCAAGGCCATGGGCATGAAGGCCGGCGTCCCAGATATATGCATTATCTATCGCGGTGACGTGCTGTTTGTCGAGTTGAAGACAGCCAAGGGGCGCCTCAGTCCAGCCCAGAAGGACATGCAAATGCAACTCGCTTCAGCCGGTGCCCATGTGATGACAGAGTGCCGTTCCGTCGAGGCCCTAGAAGCATATCTGGAACAGTTCATGCTGTTGAGAGCGAAGGTCGCAGCATGAGGCGGATGTCTGAGCCAAAAGCCGAAAAACTGATGCAGTTGTTTCTCAGCGGCGTGGCCGTGAAAGAGATCGCCTATCGACTGGACCTAACCCTCGACGCCGTCGCCCTTAAAATTACCTCTCTGCGAAAAGAGGGCCACAATTTGCCTCGGCGGAGCCGGGGAGGAACGAACCGTGGCATGAAGTATCGCCAGCGCCCCGACAAAAGGCCCGTACCCAAAGCTGACTGGGCCATGCGTCGCTGCCTCGGCCCGCTGTGCTTGGGCAAGCGGTTTAACAGCCCAGGGCCGCACATGCGTTTGTGTCCGGCCTGTGCGCTGAGCAACAAATTAATATGCGACCGGGTAGAGGCGTGAATGTCTACTACAACGAATTTGAACCATACGCTGCTGAATGGCTCCGCAACCTCATGGCCGCTGGTCACTTGCCCGAGGGCGATGTTGACGAGCGGGATATGCGGGAGGTAACGCCGGATGACCTCAAAGGCTACGACCAGTGCCACTTCTTCGCAGGTATCGGCGGCTGGCCCCACGCCCTCAACCTCGCCGGATGGGAAGGCCCCGTGTGGACCGGCTCCTGCCCTTGTCAGCCGCTTTCGAGCGCGGGACAGCGGAAAGGCCATGCCGACGAACGACACCTCTGGCCCGCTTTTTACGACCTCATCGCCGAGTGCGCCCCTCCAGTTGTCTTTGGAGAGCAAGTTGCGTCAAAGGATGGACGTGAGTGGCTCGCCGGAGTACGCGCTGACCTGGAGTCAGTGGGATATGCCATCGGGGCCGCCGATATGCCGGCTGCGAGCGTCGGGGCGCCGCACATCAGGCAACGACTTTGGTGGGTGGGCAACCCCGAGGGCGAGCGACTCATCGGGGGCGGCCCAGACCAGGGTCAACAACTACAGCGGGCCGGCGCAATTGAGGGAACAGGTCGAGCGGACCACTGGGCCGACCACGACCTCATCCCCTGCGCCGACGGAAAAGCGCGGCGCATTGAACCCGGCATTCAGCCTTTGGCTCATGGGGTTCCCGCCCGAGTGGGAAAGCTGCGCGCCGCCGGCAATGCCATCGTCCCGCAAGTCGCGGCAGAGTTCGTCAAAGCGGTGATGGAAACATGAGCCTAGCCCACGCCAAACATATCCTCGGCCCCATAGTGTGCCACTACAGCCGCCGCCGGCGCACATGGACGCTGCATCAGCGGGCCGCGACGGTGCAAGAGATAGTGGCCGAGGCCGAGCGGTGGCAGCGGGAGAGGGCAGCGTGAAATTACAACGCATCCCGTTGAGTTTACCCGAGGCAAATGCTTTTGTTGAGCTACACCACCGCCACCACAAACCTGTTGTTGGTCATAAGTTCAGTCTCGGCGCTGTGCTGGATAACGAAATTGTCGGCGTGGTGATAGTTGGGCGACCAGTGACCAGGGCGCGGGATGACGGCGCTACGCTTGAGGTCACGCGCCTCTGCACAGACGGCACAAGCAACGCCTGCTCTTTCCTGTATGGCGCAGCCGCCAAGGCAGCGTTCGCGCTCGGCTACCAGCGCATCGGCACATACATCATGCAAAGCGAGGGCGGTGCCAGTTTGCGGGCGTCGGGCTGGAAGCTCATTGGCGAGACAAAGGGGAAACCGTGGAACATGCCCGGTCGCCCCCGCGTTGACACCCATCCGCTTGAGCCGCGCTTTCTGTTTGAGGCCCAAGCATGACATGGGAACAGGTGAGGGCAGCGTAATGTGGTTCAGATATTACATAGAAGCACTGGACGACCCCAAGGTTCAGCAGCTATCCGCCGAACAGTTTCGGGCATGGGTAAACCTGCTCTGCATAGCGGCAAAACACGGTGGCAAATTGCCGTCTGATAGCGAC